TGAGGCTAAAGCTTTTGTTGTTGGCCATCACCGGCACCATCAGCCGCCGCAAGGACATAAGTTTTCGATAGGAGCGATGGAGGGTGACAAACTTGTGGGTGTAGTGATTGTTGGCCGTCCTGTGGCACGGGGATTCGATAACGGATGGACCGCAGAGATTACCCGCTGTTGTACAGACGGGACAAAGAATGCGGCCTCGATGCTCTATGCAGCTGCGTGGCGGGCGGCGCGGTCCATGGGATACAGAAGGCTTGTCACTTACACACTCATCGAAGAACAGGGGACAAGTTTGCGCGCGGCGGGGATGAGAGAAGTGGGGAAAACCAAGGGCGGAAGTTGGGATTGTCCGGCAAGGCCGCGAACAGACAAAGCACCGGTTGGACAGAAAACGCTATGGGAGATTGTTGGCAGGAGAGAGAAGGTGATGGGATGAACTGGATAAGTGACGACATCAATGCTCTTTTTGCTCTGTATCTTCACAAGCTGGAACAAGTAGAACCGCTTGTAGTGTTCAAGTTGACCCTGCTTGCGGGATGCTTGATAGCGCTCATTGTGGGCTTTTGGGGGGGCATGGCACCGCTGATTGTAGCGTGGACAGAAGAGTGGATAAGGAGAAAAGAGAAAGAGAAAGAGAAAAAGGGGGTAAGCCATGAAAAGCGTTGATTGGTTGAAAATCCCCGGCTACGGTCAACGTGGCGTTGATATCCTCGCTGACCTCGCCGCTGTGGAATCCGAGCGTGTGAAGGGCGCCGCTAATCTATTGCATGAGTTCATCCGGGCCGAGACCGCCGAAGCGCTTAAAGTCGCCCTCCTCGGGCTACAGGGACAGGGGAAGGCTGGCGGGTTGCGGTGCATGAGATGCCGCGAGTTGCTGACGTGGGGACTCTGTAGGGATTGTTCCGACGACAAGGCAAATACCACGGTGCGTCTCAGGCTGGAAGAATACAAGAGTACATTCCCGAAGGCGCAGAGGGCGGAGGGGCTGCGGGGAGCGTTCGTGGCTTGCGTGCGGTGGATTGCCTCACATAAATCAACAGGGGGGACATGGTTCCCACTGATTGAAGAAGCAGAGGCTGAGGCGAAGCGTCTCTATCCCGAGGCCGAAGCGAAAGCCGCCGCCCCCACCGAGAAGGAAAATACAAATGGGTAAACATAACCTATGTTGGGCCTGCTCTGGGGAAATAGTATGGTCAGACGCCGACTTTGACCGTTGGTGGTCAGAGAAGAAAGGCAATCTGTATGAGCGCAGTTTCGAAGATGCTGAAGCGGAGCGCGCCCTGGCCTCTGCGCCAAGCGAGAGGGTGCAGGAAGCAATTCGTGGCCGCATGCGCCTCTACGATTCCCAAATCGATCCCGACTGCATAGGGACTGGCTATGGCGTCGAAGATATCATCACCATGTCAGAGCTGGAGCAACTTGTTGGATTCGTTCGCCAGTCCCCCGAACCCCCGAACGAGACGGGGCTGCGGGAGGCGCTGGAGCAGCTGGCGAAGGAACTTGAAAGCAGGCGTGCGAAGGACGGGTCTCCCTACGAGTGCGGCCTACAAAATCAGGCACAACGACTTGCCGTGAAGCTCCGCGCGATCATTGCCGCCGGAGAAGGAGAAGAACGATGAGTGATGGTGTAACTACGAAATCATGTGAGAATTGTCAGAGGATATTTCCTAAGGGCTGGTGGCAGTCGGAACGGCAGGACGCAGTGAAAGGCAACGCTCCATTCGAGACATTTCGTTATTGCCCGTTTTGCGGCAAATCCCTGGCCACTCCCGCCGCGCCGCTAGCGCCGGTGCTAAGTGAGAACGAACAAATCGCAAACGAGCACGGGATCGACCTTCCAACGCTTGCTGATCCCCCCGCGCCGCCAGTGGGGAAGCGGTGTACGGAATGCGGACTATACAATCCGGTTACGCACGAATTAAGAGATAGGGCAGGGCTATGGCATTGGGATGAAGGGAAGGGGAGATGGAAAAGAGATTATTGGTGCGGTCCCGTCGTCGCCCAGGAGGACAAGCCGTGACTAAGACAGAAAAGGCGATCATTAAGGCGGCGTATGCATGGTGGGAGGAACGGTATTGGGAGGTGGCCAAACATTGGGGCCGACCCGGGGCAATTTTTATGACTCGGGATAAATTGATTGGCGCCGTCCTTGCTGACAGACGGAGCAAGCGCAAGGCCGGGGGGAAAGAGTGAGCGGTAAGGGTTCTTACAGGGTAGGGAGGATGAAATGGCGAAAGAACTGATACTCGGCCACGGTTTCAGTAGGCCGCTTTCTCAGGATGAACAGAAGGATCATATCAATGTTCTCATGGGTGGACGGCGAAGTGGGAAACAACTTGCAGAAGTATCGGCCATTCTCAAGGCGGGAGAGGACCGAATACGAAAAGATGAACGAGACAAAATCCTAAAGGAATTGGCCCGTCTCATGGATTGCAGTGAGAGGCAAGCCCAAGCATCGAAAGATGGTAGCCATCAACAGAAAATGTTTGGAGCGGAAGCCTATGTCCTGGAGAGTGTCATCGAAAGAGTAAAGGCATTGTATGAGCAAGTACAGGTCCGGGTTGAACCGCATGAGAACTCCCCCGCGCAGAAGCGGTGTGCATGTGGATATACCGGCACCGGCCAGCATGTGCAGACGACAGGGTGCGGTCCCGTCGTCGCCCAGGAGGACAAGCCGTGACTAAGACAGAAAAGGCGATCATTAAGGCGGCGTATGTACAGGCCAAGGGATGCAAAGAGACAGAGTTGTGCCTCAAGGGGCATTGCGATGAATGCGATACTGTCCGCGCCGTGTTTGCCGACAAGCGGAGTAAGCGCAAGGGAGAGAAGATGTGAGGAACCGAGTACCGATTTTCAAGTTCGACACGATGTATAAACAGATGGCTGAGGCCGCTGGCATTTCCGAAACGAAAGTATGCTGCCGAACATATGGAAAAGAGCAGACCGTAAACGGCGCTCGCTGTATTGCTCACGGCTTGCCAGAATGTCATGACGAGACGATGAGATTGGTAAAAGGTCAGTCCATGCGCGAGCCGGGAGGCGGGGCATGACCTACCATCTCGCCACTAAGGGGAAAAGTTATCGAGATCGTGTCGCATGGTGGAGGGCGCATCCCTGCCCGCGTGGTGAAAATGAAGGGGTACCGGGCCGGTTCATGTGTGAATGCGGACCGGATGAAAGGCGGCGGGACGCACTCAATGATGAGGAAGTGGGGGAGTGGTATCATCAAGCAAGTTACTATGGCGGTCTCAGGCCACTTTGCACACTGATGATTGGGAATTATAATTCAAGGAGAAGAGATGAATAACAACTCTTTTTGTAGCAATTGTCTTTTCTGGAAGCCGCCCGATGCAGGACAACCAAATCCCATGGGGCAGTGTCGTCGCTATTCACCGAAGGCTTTCATGGTGATGGCACAAGCCCCGGGCTCAGGAAGGATAGCCGCGCCCGGTCCGATGCAGACTCAGCAGATACAGCCTATATTTCTTTCAGCGTGGTCCCCAGTGCCCCCCGATGGATGGTGTGGCCAGCACGAGGCTGTGGATTTGTGCGAGAAGCGTCGCAGCCTTCCAGCCGGGTAGATAGGTATGGCCAACAAGCCCCAGCCCGGTCAAGCTATAGGTAAAAGGGACTCTAAGACCTTAAAACGTAACCGCCATATAGATATGGAGCTCCCAGACCGTGCGAAGGAAGCCAAGAATGAAGACCGGGTGGCTGCTGAGATTGCGGCAAAAGGAAATACGCATCCAGGCCGGGGTGGTTATCCAGAGGAGATCAAGCAGACCATTATTGAGCTTCGGCGTGATGGTCTGAATGCCTCCAAAATCTGCCAGATTGAAGGTATGCCGGAAAGACATACGATTTACGTTTGGAGAGATACTGATCCTGATTTCAAGGAACTATGGTACAACTCCTACAACGACGGCGTGCGTGAAAAGGCAGAGGATACTTTGATCCTTGCTGATGACATGCTGAAGGTCAAGGGTCTAGTAAAGCAGCACAGAGTTAATGCAATAGACAAGGTGGTCGGGAGAAGGCTTCAGATAGCCCGGGCCAGACTCAAAGAGTGGGGCCGTCAGGATGAGGAGGAGACTGAAGTCATCGTCATTGAGGTAGGTTCCGAGGGCTGGGATTCCGATCCTGCGACGGCAACCGTGGACGATCCGCACGGCCAGGGGCCGGAAGCGGCGGCAGCGCAGGAGCGATGGAAGAAGATTCGAGATGGAGCGGAGGATGTGTGAGCTCTATATAGGCCATCTGTTGCGCATCGGTTGTAGTGGGCATTGGCGTAGGTGGGTGCTTGTCGAAGTTCACGGTTTAGTCTGTTGTGTGAGTCTTAACTGAGGCGACCGGCTTTTTGCAAGTAATAACCTACAAGCCCGCTTCTCCTACCGTCGCAGCTTTCCATCGGTGTGACGCCCCTCGATCTGCGCTTATCGGTGCCATGGGGACAGCTAAGACTACTACAGCTCTCTGGCAGATAGGGTTCAACCTTCCCAGCCGTATCTACAACCTGTATGGGATAACGCACACCAAATGGTTTGTCGTCCGCAAGACATACGGCGAGTTGATGGATACAGACTTCGAGACTGCTGTGTCTTGGTTCATCAAGCACGACTGGCACTATACCAACAAGACGCTCACTCTCCACTGGCCCGCCCGTGAGCATTGCAAGTCACCGCTTGTTGTAGAGCTGCTGTTCCGTGCCTGCAACACACCTGACGCGGAAGAGAAGTTCAGGTCGTTTGAGGTTACCGGTGCGTGGATTGACGAGGCAATAGAGATTCATGTCCATGTTAAAAACATTATCAAGGCGCGTATCGGTCGGTTTCCCAAGCGCAAGGATTCACCGTGCGACTACGTGCCTGCCTACATGATCGAGACATCAAACCCGTGTACGATAGACCATCATATATACTACAACTACCTTTGGATGGGTCCGAAGATTCTGCAAGAGCCGCAACGGGACGAGCAGGGCAATCCTATTTGGCAGACAGGGAGATACGATACTCGTGTATTGGTTCCCAAGCGGCCGCCGGGGCCAGTACCTGCGAAGGCACCGCTGAAGCGTTACGTTGGATTCTGGCAGGAACGCGGCGAGAACAAAGAGAACCTGCGAGAAGGTTACTGGACTGACATAGAGGCAGACTATCCAGAGTCGCCCGAGATGGTGCGAATGATGGTCAAGGGGGAACCTGGCAAGAAGCCGGAGGGTAAAGGAGTGTATCGAAACTTCGAGATGAAAGATCACATGAGCGAGACGCCGCTTATGTGGATGAAGGTATTGGATTCGGCCACGGGGTTGATACATGGTGCGCCGCTTTATGCGGGATGGGATAATTCGGGCAACTTCCCTGCGTGCGTGGTAGGCCAAGTAGTAGGGTCGATGTCACTGCAAGTACTCAGGGAATACCACGACGCGCGGATGAACATCATTGACTTTACCCGGGCTGTGATGAGCAGTCTTGAACAGGCATATCCCGGGAATGTCTGCACGCACTACTGCGACCCCGCAGGGTTCAATCAGTTCAGCTCTGGTAAAGGTGGATTCACTAGCAACGCGACATTGCAGAAAGAAATGTGCGGTGTGACCATGATAGCGTCCCGGCAGGAGCTTGACCTTAGAATCAACTCAGTGGACGAGATGCTCTTGCGCCGCCACGGCATACTGATTGACCCGTCGTGTATCATGCTCATCAATGGGTTTCAAGGTGGATATGTGTACGAGGAAAACCCGAGGATGGGTATTGACGTGTTCAAGGTGAAGCCGAAAGAGAACAACTTCGAACACTTGCACGATGCGTTACAATACCTTGTGGTTTCGCTGTTCTACCCGGCCATGGTGAAAGAGGTTAGACAAACAGTGGAGAGTAGGAAGATAATAGACCCATGGGCGCCGTTGCAGCAGGCGTACAGCGGAGGGAACGAGGCGGTGGTGAGCATAGATTCGAGGTTTGGGAGGTAACGTGGCAACAGCTATCCAGATGTGGAAGTGCAACGACGGATTTCTTGCCTACTCTGAGGCCGAGGCGCTTGCCTACGAGGTCAAGGTAGCAATCGAGATGCTTTCCAAGACCTACGCGGGGAAGATCAAGATAAACCAGTTCGGGCAGGTGGACGTGGAGTCTGCGCAGAACATCACGCGAGAGATCGTTGAGGATCTTATCAAACGTTCTGAAGCCGTGCGGGTTTCGATTGAGGCTTTGCACACCTTTGGCTAATCTGATCCACTCTCGCGACAAGCCTGACCCGGGCTTCAATCCATCAAGCAAGGAGCTGTGTTATAAGTGCATGGAACGTGGGACGCGGTTTGTGTTCATCGACGGTCGGAGACGGTATGCTTGCTTTGAACACTTCCACGAGTGGGAGCGGGCGTGTTTACACAATCAGCGAGACCGCGATAAAATTCTTGGAGGTGATATATGAACTGTCTGAAGTGCGGGGGCCCTGTCACGGTGAATCTCACCGCTGATCCGTACACCCCGTTCAAGGGGTATGGAGTCTGCACGAATCCCAAGTGCGGCGGGGTGGTAGTCGTCAAGGACGGTACGACGGTGAGGGTGAACTGATGCCTGAGACTTTACAGTCGATCATGGGCTCAGTGCAACCGCAGGCCAAGAAAAAGCTGCGGAAAGTGGGCGACCATTACGAAGATGAGCAGGGCAACAAGTTTAGCGATGAGGCGGGCACGCAACCAGTTCAAGATAAAACCGCTGCAAGCGCAATGGACGTGAAGGCAGAAGCGCCAATAGCTTCCGCGATGGATAGCGCGACCACGGGTACCGATGAGTACAAGGCCGTGCGGGACGCTTATACCTCGGGGGACTACCAAAAGGCATACGACCTGTCAGCGGGGAAGATGAAAGATCCGAAGTACTCGGGCGACCCAAACTGGAAACAACTTTTCAAGCGCATCCAAGTCGCGCTCAATCTGGGGTAAGGCATGTCGTCTGTCGCCTATGCAACCAGGGCACCTGAAACCTCGACGCATGATGCGGAAGCTACTCCCTTTCAGCAGCCCTACGTCGAACAGTCGCGCGATGATGCGAAACTTGCGGAGAAGATAGTCAAACGTCAGGGCCAGCTCGAAGATGAGCGGTCTCTGATCGATGCCTTTTGGAACCTCGTGGATGAAATAATCACCCCACGGCGGGCGGTGTGGGATCTTGGGTCACGCCGGGGGATGATGCCGGGTGAGAAGCTGGGAGCCGAAGTTTACGACCAGACTTGTTCCAGCGCGGGGCAGGACTTCGCGGATGGATTACAAGGGCAAACGGCAAGCGCGGGGCTTGTGTGGTGGGCTATCCACTTTCAGAACAAACTGGCCCAGAAGGACTACATGGCCCGGCAGTGGATTGATGAAGTCCAGGAGCTCGCCGCTATCGAGATGGCAAACAGCAACTTCTATAGCCAGTACAACGAGGCTTGCCAGGACGGAGTATTCTTCGGAATCGCAACGATGGCCAAGCCTATTTGGCTCCCCTTTTCTCATAAGCTTTCCTATCAGGCGCACCACAACAGGGAGATATTCGTCGCCCGGGATGACAATGGAGAAATCAACCTCTGGCATAGAAAGTTCCCCATGCAGAACCGCCAGATTGATGAAAAGTTCGGTCTTGAGCGGCTTGACTACAAACTGCGCCAGGAGATCGAGAAAAATCCTTTCCAGCGCAGGATGGTCATCCATTCTCTGTACCTCAATACTGAGAGAGATACGCGCAAGTGGACGAGCGAGAACAAGCGTGTCGCTTCGGTATATGTGCTGGAAAATGAAAAACTCATTTTGCGCAAGAGTGGCTTTGACGATTGGCCGCTTTCCACGTGGTGCTTCCGCCGAAACTCCCAGGAAGATTACGGGCGTGGCCCGGCGATGGACAGCATCTTCGAGGCAGCATCGGTAAACTCGGCGGTTCATTACCTGATGGACGCCGCGCAGTTGGCAGTAATGAAGCCTCTTGTTGCGCAGGAATCACTGAAGAACAAGATCAAAATAAGTCCGTGGGGAATCACATGGTTGCAAGCAGGAGAGCCAGCACCTACAGAACTATTTCACGGTGCGGGGAAAGAGTACCCCATCGGCGTGGACCAAGTGATGAAGATGCGAGAGGAGCTGCGGGAGAAGTTTAAGGCGAAGACATTCCAACTTTTGAGCTACCTTACCCAGATGACTTCCCGGATGAACCAGATGCAGATCGCGGAGATCCAGGGTGAAAAGGCAGCAGCGCTCATCCCGATAGTAGGGCCTGGGCAGTCAGAGCTTTTGATCCCCATGATCCGTTCTACGCTTCAAGTGCTTTTCGCAAACGGTAGACTACCCCCTCCGCCGCCGTCAATCCTTGCGTATGACCCCAGCACGTACTTCGAGTTCTTGGGGCCGATTGCTGTGGCCATCAAACGCTACTTGCAGATGCAGGGAATTAATCCTTTCCTTTTGAGACTCATCGGGGATAGACCGCTTATTGACGTGTGGCCTGAGCTTAAGGACAAGATGAAGGCAGATGAATTGTATGACTACCTCTTCGAAGCGGACGGCGCGCCTTCAAAAATCGACCAAGACCCCGATACGCTCATCAAGATCCGTCAAGCCAAGCTACAGCAGATTCAGCAGGAACAGAGGATGCAGCAACTTGAGAGACTTGCGGGTGGGTACAAACAAGTTCAAGGCGCTCCTGAACCTGGAAGTCCCGGTGAGAAACTAATGGGTGGTCAGGGAGGCCAGCAGTGAGATACCTCTTCCATGGGTACATGGTGGAAGCCAAGAAGCTCACTGTCCGCGATAAGGAAGGCGTTGATTGGGACTGCGACACTGGGAGCATCGACGGCGCATTTTATATTCGAACGACGGTGGGCCGTGAGAACTTTGTGCCCGGTGATTATCTGGTTTCTACTCTCGATGGTGCATCCGTTCGTATAAGACCAGCTAAAGATTTTCTTCCATTCGCACAGGAGGTGCTAAGTGAACCCGTTCAAGAAGCCGGTAGAATCAATGGGACCGGAGTTGGTGTCAACGTTTCTGGGCAGGGCATCTCCGGAGATAGCGATGCAGGCGTTCGGGTACCTGATGGCAAAGCTGAAACTCTGGGGGAAGCTGGAAAGCTCAGGAGACGTAGAACGGCACAACGCAGCGATGGAAATACTCGCAGAGATGCGCGCAGCTCCGTCTCTCGGGCTAAAGAATCTCGAAAAGCTAACATTCGTCATCGAATACGCAAGGGAAGGTGAGGTGTAGAATGAGACTTGACTTGTATGCTATCTTTAGGAGAAGGAAATAACAATGGCTGATGCAATGGCATTACCTGTTTCAGAAGTAGCTCCTGCCAGCGTTGCTGCGCAGCCGGGCTCGGCAGAACCATCCAAGGCGTCGCTCCCCGGATACACGGGCCAGTTTGAGAAGGAAGCGATGGCGGACCTCCAATCGAGGATATCTAAGGACTCGAAGTTTGTTGAAAAACTTCCCAAGGGCCTCTCGGATATGTATCGAGAGTGGGCCACGTCATCTGACCTCAAGGACCGAGTTACGGTACCCGACAAGAACGCACCGAGGGAAGCATGGGACCGATTCTACAAAGCAATCGGCCGACCAGACAGACCAGACGGATATGCTTTCAACAAACCTTCGAATTTACCCAACGGATTGCCTTACGACCCGAGTCTGGAAGCATGGTTCCGTCAGAAGATGTGGGATGCTGGTGTTTCGAACGATACGGCGAAAGCCATATTCGAGGACTGGAACAATACTCAGGCACAGAGATTCACGGCCGCGACAGCCGCACGGCAGAAAGCCGACGAGGCTTCCCGCGCCGCCGCAGCGAAAGCCGCGGTGGAGACGTTGACCGCCGAGTACAAGGATGAACTGCCCAAGATGATGCAACTGCGGGATGCCGCAATCGCACGCTTTGGCGGGCAGGAGCTTGTCGATGCTTTCAAACAGGCACGGCTGCCTAACGGACTCACCTTCGACAACGACCCGAGAGTCAACAAAATGTTGATAGAGGTCGGGAAGAGGATGGACGTTGACAGCATCGTGACCGGCGCGGGCGGGAGTGGGAATGGGGCACAGGTAAGACCCAACATGCCTAAGACCCCTCACGGCTATGCGCTCACTTTCCCCGACATGGAGAAGGACCCAAGGCTCAGAGTGAAGGCAGAATAATCCGCTGGGGGGAGTACCCCTATGGCTTCGGGATTTGGCACCCAGTACACAATGCTGGAAGTGGCCAAAAGTATCGGAGCTGACGGAAGACAACTGGCTGTCGTAGACACAATCTCCTTTGAAACTCCCATGCTGGAAGAGGGAGCATGGTTTGAAAGCGATGACTTCAACAGTCACCACTTCAACCAGGTTCTTTCCAAGCCGCATGGAACCGATGTTCAGGTGAACCTTGGATACAACTGGGAGAATCCTGTCTTGAAGCCCGTGACGATCACCCTTCAGGGTATCGCCGTCAACACCAAGATAGACGTGGAGATACTTGCGACCAAGCGCGACCCGCAGGCGTGGCGCGCAGCGCAGGAAATGCTCACCGTCTCAGGAATCAAGAACACGGTCCACGACCGGTCTCTGTATGGGAACAGCTCTATGTTCCCCCGGCAGATCGACGGATTGTGGACGCAATTCCCTCTCCTCGCATCGGGCGGGCAGATGGGGCCAAGCGTTACCGACAACGGCGGACGTATCTCGGGAGTGAACACCGGGCAGTCCTCGACGTACAGCATGAAGTGGGGACCCGGGGCCTGCTACTTCGTCTATCCGCGCGGAGGCCGGGGATTCATCTCCATCACCGATGGCGGCAAGCAGCTTGTGCCTGATCTTCAGACGCCTCCTCAATACTTCTGGGCCATGGTCACTACCTACATGATCCGCTTCGGCCTGGTGGTGGAGGATCCGCGCTACATGCAGCGCCTTGCCAACATCGACACGGTTGCCACGTGGGGAACGCCGAACCCGGCGCTCTTCCCTGGTGCGCAGGCCAACGATGCGGCGGGGCAGATCACCGCTTACTCACAGTTCCCCGGCGGACTGGACGGGGTGGTCAGCTATGCTCCGCGTTCAGTGTGGACGCAGATGAATGTCGCATTGGAACGCAAGCAGAACGTGTGGCTGGGGATGGAAGAGGCATGGGGACGCAGAGTGCTTCACTGTCACGGAGTACCCGTGAAGTTGTGTGAGCGCATCCTGCCTCTGAACTTCGTCGCAGGGGACATCAACCCGTTCACCGGTGTCGCGTACACCACGCCCACGACTCAGTACGAGCCGGTGGCAAGCTAAAGGAGATCGCAATGCGTGATGATGCAACAGTATTTTCGGACAATCAGGCCATCACCGTATCGGCGGCCTCCAACAACCCTCGGACGGGTTTCGGGTCGTTTGCGGCGGGAGTTCTTGACACCGGAGGAGAGGATGCTCTTTCAGAAGCAGTCAAGAAGTTCCCGATGGTTGTGAGCGTCGGCATTCCCTTTGCGGGGCCGGTGGGTTCAACACTCACCGCGGCGCTTCAGGAATCCAATGATGGAACCACATGGGTCAATTCGGAGCTCAACAATGGCGTAGCGCAGACGTTTACCATGTTGCAGCAGGCCGGGCTTCTCATTCTCAAAGGTTCGATTCCTATCTCGGGAAACGCACCGACCGGGAAACTGGGAAGGTACCTGCGCGTGTACTACACCGTGGGCGGCGGTCCGTTTACGGCGGGGACGATACACGCCTGGATTGATACCTACTAGTCAATGAATGGGGCGGGCTCTCAGCTCGCCCCTCTTTAGGAGGCACCGGTGTTCTCCCTGACTGACGTGATGATCGTGAACAAAGCCCTCTCTCGCATCGGCCAACCCTATGACGTGGTGACTTCTGTGGATGGGACGGGGACGGGTAATGCTAAGTGGGAGGCATGGGCGGCCCTTGAATATCAGTCAACGCGCAACGAGGAACTGCGGATGAACGAGTGGGGCTTCGCGGTGAAACGCGCGGTGCTCGTGCTGAACACCACCGCCCCCAACATCACGGGCTACATCTACGCTTACAACATCCCCACCGACCTTCTTTTCACTTGCTTTCTCTATGCGGTCGACCCCCAGTGGATCGTCACTTATCCACTGAAGTACCTGCACATCATCAAGGCACCTTTCATCCATGAAGACATGTACTACACCGACTTGACACCCGAGAGCGGGAACCCGAATGTGAAGTACATCAAGGAAATCCCCATCGGTTTCGCGTGGACGGAACCCCTCTTTACCGATGCCCTGGTGATACGGCTGGCAAGCAAGATGATCCCGGCGGCGACGGGGCAAATAAGCGGGATAGCTGCGCCCTATCAAGCGGAGTACGGTGCGCTCATCTCCCGGGCAAAGGGGCGGAATGCGCTTGACGTGGAGGACGATCTACCGGATTCGGGCAAGGAATGGTGGTCTTCGAGAAGTCGATACGTCGGGGGCTGGTAGATGGTCAGTAGCGTCCTGATATCCGACTTCACCGCGGGCGAGCTTTCATCCTGGCTCTGGGGACAAGACGAACAACCGGTTTATCGAAAAGGTGCCTCGGTCATGTCGAACATGGTCCCCAAGCAGCAGGGGGGGTTCTACAAACGGCCGGGCACACTCGTTCTGGGTCACACGCAGGGAGATGTCGCGGCTCGACTCGTCCCGTTTGTCATCTCACAGGGCACGGTGTACGTCTTCGAGTTTACGAATCTCCTTGTGCGGGTTTGGAAAAATGGCGTTTGGATGGGGGCGGGTGCTAATATCGTCACTACCTACACCGCCGCAGAAATATCCAACCTCCAGTTTTATCCGTTCTTTCCCGATCTTTTTATCACCAATCAGAATCACGCCCCCGCGCGTATCCATTGGGTCACACCCGATACTTTCGATCTTGCGGGGCTCACTTTCCCCACGCAGACACTCACATTCACAGGCACAAGTACAAATGGGGCCGCTACCATTCCCGATGCAAATACCAACCTCCTGCCCGCAGAGGCCACATGGTTTCTCACGGGACCGGGCATCGTAGCGGGAACATACATCGAGACCATCGTGCCCACGACAGGAACAAACCCCCTCGTCTATACAGTGACGATGAGTGCAAATGCAGGAGTCGGGGCGGGCGCGGGTACATTTACTCTCACGTTACAGCCTAGGGTGTTCGGTTCGGCGGGGAATTACCCCCGGGCTTGCGCTGTGATCTCTCAGCGGTTGTGGCTTGGCAATACAGCCGCCGGTCCCCAAGAAGTATGGGAAAGCATCGTGGGTATCTGGGATGCCTCGGATGCCAACCATACGGCAGTAGGGATGGCGTGGAGTGATGTGTCCACGTTCTCCGTTCCCGTCATGCAGACAAACGCCAACGGCACTCCCACTACGACACCACCCACCTTCATTCCTACACCATCTTTCCAAGACCAGGTGAATGATGAGGATGCCGGGGACTACACTCTTAATTCGGAAACCGATGATGAGGTTTACTGGTTAAGAAATGTCCAGGACATACTGGTGGGCAGCGCATCGGGGGAATGGATAATCCCGGGCACCGCAAACCCCAACACCATCCAGGCATCGCAGATTTCAAACATAGGGGATTCTCCGATCCCTCCTACCGCCATGGCAGGGGGCGTGATTTTTGTTCAGCGGCTCGCGCGACGTGTCTACAAATTGCAGTGGCAAAGCGTCTACATCCCCTATGTGCCTCCGCAAAATCTCAACTTCTTCTCTGACCAGATGTTTCTCAACAATCCCATCACGGCCTATGATATCCAGCGTGCCCCGGACAACTTGCTTTGGTTCCTTCGCACAGATGGAACGCTGGGAGTGCTCCACTACGACATGGCCTATGGCACATTGGCATGGTGGAACTTCGTGACAACGGGGACCGTGTTGAGCGTGTGCGTAGTCCCTGGGACGGACTTCCAGGGTCTTACCGACCGGGACATTGTATACCTTTGCGTCCAACGTGGGGCAAGCGTATTCATCGAACAGGTGGCCACTCCCTTCTGGACGGACCAACGACAGGCGATATTCTCCGACTGCGCAACCTACAGGTACAATGCAGTCGCCTTCACGACAATGACCGTGGACACAGGGCTTAACGGCAGGACGCTGGAAGTAGTTGCCGATGGAGTGTATATCGGGACCGCCGTCCCCGCAGGGGGCGTTCTCACGCTGCCCGGCGGGGTGAGCGCCAACTATGCGGTGGCGGGGCTGAACTACACTTCCACGATGACCACCATGCCACTTGTCCCCCCGTCTCAGTCGGGGACAAGCCAGTTGAAAAAAAAGAGCGTCCCCAAAGCACGCTTCCGCGTCTTGAATACGTTGTATTTCAAGTGCGGCCAGTTCACCGCGCCGAACGCGGGGGGTCTTTCCCCGCTGTCAACCGTGAGGATGGGAGACTCCGGGATCGGTGGAGTGGTGATAGATTCAACTCATCCCTCGGCAAAGAACCCCATCCCCTATTCTGGATATTGCAGGAGCTCGATTCTCGAAGCTCTGCGCGAGGACGCGTTCTTGACAGTGTACAGCGATCTTCCCCTTTCCTGTTCCATCACTGCCATAGTGCCCGACGTGGCGGATGAGGAGGATGCGGGATGATGCACTTTGTTCCTTTCGAGCCTGAACACATGCTATTTGTGATGGATGTGAATGAGCATGTGATGAGTGAGCAAGAAGGGCTTGATCTATTGGAACTCGGGAAGAAATCGAAAGAGGCGGGCCCATGTCTTACTCTCATTGACGGAGAGGCCATTGCCTGTGGGGGGATAAGGATCATTTGCGAGGGGTCGGGGTCGATATGGCTTCGGGTCTCAAAACGAGCGGGGCCGCATGTACACAAAGAACTGAAGGCGCAGATGCATCGCTGGATTGAACAGCATCATCTTGACCGTCTACAGGCTCTTGCTCCTGGACAGTGGGGACAGGATCATAAGTACCTTGAATGGATGGGGATGAAGCGCGAGGGGGTGATGAGGAAATACGGCCCGCATGGTCAAGACCAGGTGCTTTATGCATGGGTAAGAGAAGATGGGCCAAGTACTTGACATCGTAGAAGTTGTCGCGGGGGTTGTACTCGCGCCTGTAACTGGTGGTTGGTCTCTCGGCTTATCTGTGATGGGTGCGACAAACCTTGTTGCTGCCAACGAGGCAAGCCAAGTCGCACAAAAACAAGCTGCCGAGCAATTGGGGCAGGTGGCACCCGGCGGGCAGGGAGTTCCCACGGCGGGAAGTACGACCACCCTTCCAGATGTATCGGCGGCCGGAGGAAATGCGCCCGGCGGGACCGGTCCGCAAACCGTCCCTTATGGCACGGACATAATTCAGGAGAGGGCGCGGGCTGCCAATCTTGCGCAGGTGGCTTACGAGCAGCAGTCTCTTGAGCAGATTCTCGGACTGAAGGAACAGGAGTTGTCTGCTGAAGGTTCTATCAGCGCATCATTTGCCGCCCGTGGAATAAAAACGGGCCAGGGTACGGCAGGTATCAAACTCGCCACACAGAAACAAGCCGGAGAACATATCATAGGAGCCGCAGAAACTCAGCAGACCCTTCTCGACAAATCACAAGTTGAAATGAATCTCGCCTCTTACAATGCGGGGCTCTTGAATCTTTCGAATCAGACATTGGGGATAAATCAGCAGCTTCAGACGACGGAATCAAATATCTGGCTTTCTCAATTCACCAGCACGGTCCAGTGGGGCACTGCGGCGATTTCAAAGTTCTGGAATCCCACATCGGCCATGGGCGGAGCTGCGGGTGCAAGCGGCGGGTCTTCCTGGGAGACGGCTAGTGGTCAGCCGTATTACTACTGATGAGTGACTTCCGCCCCTCACCCAGCGCAATCATGGAGGCGGGCAACGCCGTCACCGATCTCTTTTTCACGATAGCCGATAAACTGTACGCGGCAGAGGCAACGACGCAGTTCAACAACGTGCAGGAAAGTCTACGCCGAAGTGTAAACGACTTCTCTCTTAATCTTCAAAGTGATCCCGACTGGAAGAGTTATCAGGAAAAGGGTGCGAAGTTCATCGATGAGCAGAACCAGATAATCGACAAGATGGCCACGAACGGCCATGCCAAGCAGGCCCTTCAGCAGTGGTGGATGAGTCAGCGTGATACCCTGATGGAGAAGGTAGGCCAGGCACAGTGGAATGGCCGTGCCAACGAGACAATCGGGACTGCGAACAAGAGCATCAACGATACGATGCAGTCCGTTGTGTCGGGTACCCTGTCCGCTGATGAAGGAAAAGCGAAACTTAGAGTTCTTCAAGATCCATTGGTGAGAAGCAATCTCGTAGATAAGGCGACGGCAGAGGCTAACTACAAAGACTGGGACCACAAGATAGACCAAGCTGCGGCGACTCATGGTGCATTCGCTCTCATCCGTCAAAAAACCGCCGATGGCTTGCCAAACTTTCAGGCAGCACATGACTTTCTTGCCGACCCCAAAAATACTTTGGGACTTTCAGACGTGGAAGTCGAGCAAATAGATACTCGTGTCACGCATCTTGAAACTGTTCAGGATTCTGAGGACAAGCGGACTAACGACAAATTGGAAGCTCCTCTCGGGGATGTGTATTCGAAGGTAATGCTGGGAGATGCAGGCTTGCCTGAGTTCAAGGCGATCATCGAACAGTCACGCGGAAAATGGGTGGGGAAGGAGAAAGGGGAGCGCGACAGGAAGTGGGCGGGATATTATGAAAGTGAAATACGATCACTAAGAGCAGACAAAAAGGCGGCAGAGAAAGACAATTCTGTTTTTGATGGTCTTCTTGCCGACTCCACAAACGAGAACATAGATCAATCTGTCATCATAGATAACGCACGGGACTTGATGGCGAAACATGAAATAAGCGCAACCCAATACAAGCAGGTACTTGCGGCGGTGAGCCCACGGGTGAAGGCACGTGTGAAAGCATATGAAGAGGTTTTCAAGACTGACCCGAAGAACATGACTCCTGAAGACATCAAAGGAATGCAGACAGCTCTCGGATACTATCGCTCATGGGCCGCTGACAATATGGACGCTACTGATAAGGAACTTTCAAGCCAAGCGCAATTCTACAAGAACCAGGCCGTCAACAAAGTCTTGAAGAATCTCGATTCCTACTACACCGCACGGCGTCAGGCAATGTCTGCGGTAGCAGCGGGGGAGACACTTCCCTTAACACCAGGCGGGTTGGAGGGATTCCCTTTCGGTCCTCAGACTCCTTCTTATCCTCAACAATTAGTAAGTAAGTTGAAGAACATATCAATATTGGGAACTCAGATCGCAAATGGAACTACCTATTATAACGGTTCGGATGGAAAGACATATCAGGTTTCTAAGTCGGGATCTATTCTTTGGTGGGATGGTAAAAAATGGCAGACAATGTAGATTTCAATCCCGCCCCCCCTCCCGACTTTAATCCCGAACCCCCTCCATCTAATCCTGAAAAAGTACGTGCGATACTCTCTCAGAATTCACCTGATCCTCCGCAAGTACAGGCGAGGCTCAATCTTGCCGGACATTTTTCGGAGGCTACCGGGATTTCACCTTCATTTTTCTACGAGAACTCAGATGCGCTTTCTGAACACTTGTATGGCAAGATCGAAAAACCTGCTTCTGTATGGGAGAAGTTTTCAAACACCATCAAGGCTATTCCTATCGAACGCCAGATGAATCAACTTGCGGCACGTGAATACCTGGGAGATGAGGAAGCAAAAAAGCAGATGGATGAGCTTGGCAAGTCACTTCCCTCACCCGAAAAGCAAATAGCAGCATTCCCTAAAGGAGTAATTGATACTCTTGTCGGGCTTGGATTCCAATTGAAAGCTGGTCTCGAAGGGATGATCGGTGGTCAGGTTGGAGCGGGGATAGGGATGCTTATCATGGGGCCGACGGGAAGTGCGGTAGGTGGATTGATAGGAGAATATCCCGCCGCAAAAGAATACTTCGGTCAGCTCATGGGTTCTCTAAATCGTGCTTTGCTCAGTTTCAAAGATGAGCAGGGCCATCCTATGAATCCAACGATACGGCGTGTGGCTGTTGGTTCTCTGGGAGCTATAGTCACAGCACTTAATTTTGTCCAGATCGGAAGGCTCCCGGGCGTGAAACAGATCACCGAGGGCGCTCTCATCGAAGGCGCGCAGAAAGCATTACTCAACGGCAAGGTAGGGGCGGTTATTGCAAACACGGTACTCCGGTGGGGAACAGCGGCTACAGAACAAGCTGCATACGGTCTTGCCAATGGCGTAGCTTCCACGGTGATCGAGGAAAGCGCGAAGGAACTAAGCAATCGTGTGGACGGTACAACTCTTACACATGCCGGGGTGAAAGAGATTTTATCTCAGTGGATCACAGCGGCAGGCGTTCAGGGGACTATAGGCGGCATCATGGCCATGCCCGGTGTGATGGGAGAGAATCGAAGGCTTGCCACTGAAGACATTCTTTCAAAAGTCGTCCGAGATGCCATCAAGCAAGATAATCCTGAATTGCAACTTGCCGACGCACAGCAGAAAGTTGAGCTCACCAAAGAAGCGCGGCAGAGTATCGCGGAGAGAAAGACTGCTTTGGGAGAGGAAGCGGCGCGGTCCGTTGAAAATCTCAAGAGTCTGCGCGAGCAGTTGAAGACAGCTAAGCCCGAAGAGAAAGCGGCGATAGAAGAAAAACTACAGAGAGAAGAAACAAACGCGGCGGACTTGAAGCGGCAGGTTGTACTGGAACCCGAACGTCTTGCGGAAGTCACTCCGGAGAATCCCCTTGTGGGTGATGTTCTGCGCTTGAGTGAGAAGGAAGGCGAGCAACTTGACCGTGAGACTCAATCCGTAGAGCAGCGCGACCTTCAAGACCCGGAAATCAAGAACCTCAACGTGGAGATCGAGGGATTGCAGAGCAAGGTAGCCAAGCTCACAGATCGAGAGCAGGCGACTCTTGAAAAACTGAGGACACAACGGGAGACCGCACGAAATCGAGTTGAAAAGGCAATCACGGAAGGCCGCTCTCATCTCTTGACATATAAGATCACCGAAAAGGCAAAGGTCAGTGTCAGGAAGAACATTGCGGATCTCAATGGACTTAGAGGGTACAAGTGGCCGACTGAAATCACATATGACCGGTCAATTGAAGGCGGGAGTGAAACGGTAAAGATTCCCGTGAAACAGATTGCCGAGTCCATTCTGAGTGACTTCTCAGCGGTGCGCCATACTCAGAAGACCATGGAAGGACTTGCGACTCTTGCCGATGAGATACAGGCTCACCCCGATCATGCTTTCCCCGCGCGTGACCTTCAGCGCATACGCGATCTTGAAAAGAGAAACTGGCGCGACCTTACGCGCGAAGAACTGCAAAACGTCAGGGACGGTCTTATGCACTTGAAACATCTTGAACAGTATGGTCAGTCGCTTCGCCGGGGAGATCAGGTGATAGCCCTTGCTGAAGCCCGCCAGCAATTTGACCAATTTGTGAAAGGCCATGACGCTGTGGTGGGAGACACCATCCGGGAGTTTCCTCAGTTCAAAGAACGCCTTGCCGAAAGGCTACCGAAGATATGGGATTTGTTCTCTGCCCTCGGGCATCAAGACATGCTATGGTCCGCAATTGACAAGCTGGGCGAGCGCGGCAAGGTTTTTCAGTTCATGAAAGACGTACTTGGATCGGAGAGTTCCCGTCTTGGACTTGAACGTGATTGGAAACAGCCTTTCCTTGATTGGAGTACACAGAACAAGATCAACATCAACAAATGGGCAAACGAGAAATATGACGTGGCATTCACCCGCTCGGATGGAACCCGTTCAGCAATCGAGATGCGGCGCGACACCGCAATGTCTGTGTACATGCATTGGCAGAATGAGAACAACAGACAGTCGCTTATTAAGGGCTACATCTTCCCCTATGGGCCAAAGAAACAATCCTTTGTGCCGCAGAAGCTCAGTGAAGTGGAGTGGCAACAGATTGTCGATAGTGTGACCCCGCAGGAGAAAGAGTACATCGGGCTCATTCAAGACCTCACAAAGAAAACCGGGGAGGCCATGAATGCCGTGTACGAGCGGATGCACGGCTACCCTATGGAAGTTCTTCAAGACTACTGGCGTAAGCGTGTATGGAGGCAGGCTCAAGGTAAGAGCGTGGAAGAGCTGATAGCTGAAAGCCGGATGCAGGAAAACATGATACGCGCAGCTCCCGATCATTCTATGACTATCGAGAGAACGGGGGCAACGCAACCGCTGTATCTCACCGGTGCCACCGAGGAAGTCAACCATCTTCTCCGCTCAGCCTCTCTCTACACGGCTATGGCTGAGCCCATTTACAACGCGCAGAAAGTAGCATGGGATCCGGTGATTTCAAACACTATTGAGCAGCGTGTGGGAACGCGGATGCTTGAGGCCATGCGGAAGGGCTTGAAGGACGATGCGCGGATGCGTGAGTTCGGAAGCCACGCTGACAGGATTGTAGAGAAGTACCGGCAGCGCGGCGTGCTTATGTTCCTCGGTTTCAATCCCTCACCCGTGTTGAAGAACCTTGCTCTTTCCGTTCGATCACTGTCCTATGTTCCTTTCCCCGATTGGATTAAGGGAGTAGGGGAGACTCTGATTCATCCGCGGCGTACTGAGCAGGCTCTTATAGCTGGCTCCTCGTGGTACGACAGCGTGAAGCAGAGCGGAGCGTTGAAAGAGATTTCTGACGTTCTTGGCGCGCGGACGGTGGGAGAGACGGTGGCGCACAAAATTAGAAACGTTGTCATGGCCCCTTTGAAATGGGCTTCCAAGACTGCGGTGAAAGTGGACATGAACGCGGGGATCAATCAATTCTTGCGTGAGGCCAAGCGCGGGGCGCTCACCGAGAAGGTTATGGACGCCACGGGGCTGAAGAATGAAGATTTGGCAACACTCCTCCGGGATCCCGATGCCACGATGCAAGCGGCAATCAAATACGGCCAGTTCGTTGCCCAGCATGGCCACGCGACAAACCTGCCCGAGCTCCAATCGGGGCTTCAGAGGGGCGGGACGTGGGCGAGACTTTTCACGACATTCCAGAGCGAACCTAACGCCAATCTGAACATGATGATCCGCTCTTTCATGGACGCCGAGGCCATCGGGACACCGGGGGCGTACTTCCGTGCAGCGAAGACGGCGCTCATTGTTCTTGCGGCGGAGCCTCTCATCATGTCGGGAATCCAGGACATTGTACGCGAGTCGCGCGGGCAAAAGACGCAAGCCCCATGGTGGGATGTGGCGGCAGACATCGCTGGGCTGGTATACGGCGGGAAAAACCTTGTGATGGATATCGGGGCGATTGTGAAGCGTGGATATATTTCCGGTTCATCTCTGGTAGGGGGAACTGTTGTTGGCCAAATAGCGCAAGATGCCGAGGAGCTTCTAGGCTACGGAATACGTTCGCTGTTTGCAGCTGGGAGAGTGGCCCGCGCAAAGGCAAGTACGAAGTTTGTTGACACCCTGTTGAACCTCGTGGGTATGCGTGGAGGACTCCCATACAAAGCCGTGAGGAGTCAGACCGAGGGGCTGATAAAGATTCTGAAAGACGTGAGTGGAACGGTTGCGGACTCTGGGGAAGGAACCGGCCAGTTTGATCCTACAATCTCGGGGGGAGGATAATGAGATGGTTCGTACTTCCTTTGGTGGTACTCATGGGCTTTAGCAATTCGGGCGGCAAGGTAAAACTCGACCAATTCAAGGGCAATGTCAGGATCTACGGCAACCTAGATGTCGGCGGGGAGATAAACAAGGGCCTCGTTAACCAGGTGCAAGCGGCGACGGCGGCGATAGGCCAACTAGAGACAACCGGATTTCTTGGTGATACGCGAGCACGTGGAACATTCTACCAGCAGCTAGGGCAGAACTGGGTGGGACCGATAGCGAATCCCTCCATACTAGGTTTAGGAGCCGGTTGGCTGGGTGTTACTTATGGAAATACCGTATTGGCTTCGGTCGGAACAGAGGGGCAACTGGCGCGCTCGATTGACAATGGCGCAACTTGGGGAGCTCTGATTAATAATCCATTCACTGCTGGCCCACTAGATATTTTCTGTGTTGCCTATGGGAATGGAGTCTTTGTCATTGGTGGCAACGCGGCAGGGGTGGCAAGGTCGACGGATGGTGGGTTGACTTGGGGAGCCTTCATCTTGGGCACGGGTGGTTTTATCAATTCCGTTGCGTATGGGAATGGAGTTTTTGTGGCAGTCGGGGCGATTCCAAACATAGCCCGATCCACGGACCTTGGAATTACCTGGACAGTCATCGCAAACCCGTTTGGGGCATCAACCATACAAGGGGTTGCGTTTGGGAATGGAGTCTTTATTGCTGTTGGGCTGGGAGGTAAAATAGCGCGTTCAACTGATCTCGGGTTGACTTGGGCGTTGGTTTCAAATCCATTTCCCGCAGTCGATGCCATAAGGAAAGTTACCTTTGGGAATGGTGTCTTTGTGGCCTGTAGTGGTTTGGGAAATATCGCACGGTCTATCGACAATGGAGCAACCTGGGGCGCTCTTATATCAAATCCATTCGGAGTGGTACAGCTTGTTTCCATCAGCTATAACTTCGGCATTTTCCAGATAGGAAGCACTGTAACAACAACTGCCCGCTCTTATGACAACGGTGTGACGTGGGGGGGTCTTATTACTAATCCTTTCGGCGGTGCTATCTATGGGATCACTTCGACTCCCATCAATATAGTTGCCGTGGGTACGGGAGGAGCAGGTGGGCAAATCGCCACCGCCGGGTGGAACGCCGCGCTCTCCAAGTACATTGAGCAGCCCTACACGCCAGTGTTCACCGGGTTCGGCGTCGTAACGGCTATTAATTTAACTTACACCATCGTGGGAAACAGATTGGAAGCTATAGGGCAGTTTGTTCCGGGAATACCCACAGCAGTAGAGGCGAGAATGTCACTTCCCAATGGTATCATAAGCGATGCTTCCCTTGTTCCATCAATACAGTTGTGTGGATCATATGTTATTGATAGTGCAGCAGGGGCGGCGGGGTTCCCAACTATTCTTATTGAATCAGGTGTTGGATATATTACTTTTGGATTTTGGACTGTGGCACAATCTGGTCTTACAAAGAGACTTGGAAATAATATTTTCACAAATGGAATTAAGGTTTCTTTGCAATTCGAGTTTTCTTTAAGCGGGTATAACACATGATAGCAGAGAGGAAAGCAACGTGATGATGGAAACGATAGGTCAAATCCTCAGCGGGCTAACTGTTATCGGGATAGCTACCCTAATCGCTTTCGGAAGAAAAATTGTGGGACTCCCGAAAGAAATGATAATCGTCAAGGCAGCGCTGTTCCGTCTTCTTCGCTCTAACAAGCTACAGGGAATAGCTATTGCAAAGATCGCGGAGGTCCAAAAAGAAGGCACGGCGAACGGGAAGACCGATGAAGCTGTCAGGGCGGTTACCATAGATCAAGTGAGGACCGAGGCATTTCTAACCAAAGCCGCATTTGCGAAACCTGAAAAACTCGAAGACCTTTTGGAAAAAGAAGAATGATAACCGGATGGTGGCAGACAGACCCCCGGCTTACTCTGAAGGAGGAGAAGTATGCCTGCGCGGTACTTGATGGCATCTATCTCATGCCCGACGAATACACTCCCGAAATGGTGAACGCCCTCGTCGCGTCTCTCCAGACCCAGAAAATACTCAATCAGAATATTTCTGTTCTTTCCTGGGCCCGCTTTCTCGCCGCCTTGCCCTCGAATGAGACCGTGGACAAGTTCCCTTTGCAGTTTAGCCGGATAGCCGGAGCCGATTATCAATGCGCCCCGGATGAGAAGGAGATTCTTAAGGGTTCCCTCTCCAATATCGGGGGTTTTCATTTTGTAGTGGGCAACGGCCAAGTTTTCACGGACGTTGCTTCAAATGTGGTGTGGGATTCCATGAATCGGCCGGATATCATGAGGAAGTTCTGGGCCTTCGTGCAGAAGGTGATTGTGAAAATAGTGTAAACAAAATGATACACATACGGCCAAAATGACACACTCTCTCTAAGCTACTGAAACCCTCTTGCAACTATACTTATATATGCTATTTATTTGTGTAGGAGGACATGAGACATGCCTATCACTGGTTCGGCCGCCCTTGTAACTGTTGCAGCCCCAGCGGCAAACAGCCCCACACCATACACTATCTACAAAGTGACAAATCCTACTGGGATAGTCCTTTATGGATTCATCTTGCAGAACACTGCGAACATCCCTGTCACGCTGACGATCTATCAGGACAACTACAACAATTCGATTTACAGCGTGACCCTTGCGGCCAACCAGGCTGCGACTCAGATTATCCTGAATGCAAGCCTCGCGTATGGGGAGCAAATCCTTGCGCTCGCCAATCAGGGCGGAGTGGTGAACATCGAAGTGGATGGGATCATCAACGTTGCCGATCCGATCTCCTTGTATCTGTTGGCGCTCATTTTGATGTGGAACCAGACGTTCGGAACGGACATCCCCTCACAGTCGATGTTGAACGCCGGTGCGCTCTCGCTGACGTAAGGAGAGAGACATGGGTTTTAAACTTGATGGATTCGTAGGAATCAACCCTCTCGTTGACGGTGGCAGGGAGGACAATCTCCTCCGGTTCGGTCGGGATGGGAGTCTCATCGTCCACGAATCGCACGGGAAGTTCTACGAGGCATGTGTGCGAGGACAGGGATTCGTTGCCACCAGTGGGACACCGCTTCAGTTTCTCGTAGCGGCGCTGGCGGGTCCCCACCAGTGTTTGTGGAACCCTTCGGGAAGCGGGGTCATGGTCGAGATCGTCAAGGTGCAGCTCACCAAGACGATTGATACCCCCGACGCGCCTTCGGCCTTCCAGTGGAGGATCACACAACCGGCAGGAGCAGAACCCGGGACAGCAGGCCCCATCACTGCGGGCACCAATATCCCGCCCGTGAACTTGCTTCTGGGCAGTGGAAGGGTATCCAAGGCCAGGTACAGTCAGGACACTGCTTATGCGGCTGCCCCCACGTATCTCATGGGCATGGGAATCTCTCAGGACACCTGGACCGCAGCGAGCACTTATCCGCCCATGACATACAATATCGATTACGACGGGATGTTCCTTGTTCCCCCTAACTCGGCGGTCTCCATTACCGCCACGGTGCTGACGGGTGGCTTGTATTTCCTCAACATCTTCTTCATCGAGTCAGCGTACCCCGGCACAATAGGAGCCTAACCATGGGACTTAAAGTAGACACATTTGTCGGACCCTCTAACCTCACGGATGGCGCCCATGAGGACATCCCTCTGAGGATGGGGCGAGACGGGTCTCTCGTGGTCTCTCAAAACCACGGGAAGTTTTATCAGGCGGCAAAACGCGGGAACATGTACGTTGCCACCAACCCCACGGCCATCACGATGAAAGCAGTGGCCACGTTGACCAACGTGCCTATCTTGTGGAACCCGATGGGAAGCGGGGTTTGTCTGGAAGTCATTCGATTGGAAATGACGCAAACCGCAGTCACCCCGGCCACTCCGAGCGCCTTCCTGTGGTACTCAGGATATGCAGGGGCAGAAGCAGGAACGGCAGGTGCTCTCCCGGCGTTCACCAATATTGCCCCGATCAACATGCTGTGGGGGAGCGGCAAAGTCTCGCAAGCTCGCTATTCGGTAGCGAATACGAGGATCGCGGCTTTCTTCGGGTATCTCATGGGGACGGGAATCTCGCAGGACACATGGCTCGGTGCAGCGACGTATCCTCCGTTCTCGATTCGCGTTGACTACGATGGGCTTCTCATCGTTCCCCCGGGTCAGGCAATTGTCATGTTGGGAACGGTGGCGAGCGTGACCACGTTCCATGTGAACATTTTCTATGTGGAGAATCCGTTCCCTGGTATGGGAGCGTAACGGCTGACGTATGTCAGTCGAAACAATAGACGGAGGCAATAGCCTCTAAGGAGGAAACTCACTATGGGTTTTAGACTTGATGGATTCGTCGGCACAAACACGATGGCCGACGGGAACGCGCCGGCGGCTCTGACACGGTTCGGCCGCGACGGTTCGATGGTCGTGGCTGAGTCTCACGGAAAGTTTTACGAGCAGGCTTCTCGTGGGAATATGTACGTGGCTTCCAGCGCAACGGGTGGTGCGGCGATTGTCATCGTCGGCAACAACATCCCGACGCTGTGGAACCCCATGGGCTCGGGAGTCAACGCGGAGATCGTGAGGATCGAACTGGCATGGGTATCGGGTGCTACGGCTCCGACGGCTCTGTCGTGGGTTTCTTTGGCACCTGCGGGCGCTACCATCGCAACCGGTGCCCCGATTGCAACTGCGACCCTCGTAGCGACCGCGAACTGTCTGGTGGGTGGTGGAAAAGTGGGAGCGGTGAAGTGGGCGCCTATCGCCATCACCTTCACGGCCGCCCCTGTATTCTTCACCAGCACCGGCATTGGTCTTGGGACTGGCGCACCGACGGTCGTCCCTTCGCTCATCACCAAAGACTACGATGGGATGCTGGTCATTCCTCCTGGCTCGGCGCTGTCGCTGGTCTCGCAGGCTGCGACGACCACGGCTCTGTACACCTACGCGATCTACTACGTTGAGCAGTCGGTCTAAGACCGATGGTTTCGAGGCTTGACGGCCCTGCCGTCATGTAACGAGCTGCCCCGCAGAGATGCGGGTGAGAGATGTTCGAGTCTCTCCTCTTATGGAAGGAGTGAGCACAATGCCCAGAAGGCACCGTGGTCGTAAACGGGGAAAGTACTAGTCCCCAGACACCCGGATAAACCGGTAGACGTGGCCGGGGAGAAAGTCTTCCCGGCCCTTTTCATTAGAGTAGGAGGGTTTAATGAGTGATCCTGTTCCTCTTCAAGCGGTTGTGAAAAAGGGTTTCTTCAAGAGTATCCATGACGCAATTCGGACCGCATTGAAATGGCTGGAAGCGTGGACTCAGTTCCTCGACGACCCGAAAGGCAAGTTCAGCTACAAGCGCGGAAGCGGTGTCGTAGCCCTCGTGACTTCCATTATCTTCGCCTTCAAGGGTGATGTGACTCTTGCACTTCTCTATTTCGCAGGCGCGGTGGCAATCGCAATCGTCTGCGGATTAACGAAAACGTAAATGCCCATCGACCTAGGTGAAGCCCTACTAATCATCCTCGTTGTCTATCTTCTTGGCTATGTCATGGGAAGAATGGGGAAGCCGTGAAAGACGGCAGTGTTCTCACTTTTCCCCCTGGCCCGGATCCCGTAGGGCAAGCAGTCAAGTACATCACTGGTGGCCCCGCGCATGTTGCTATCTTCATCGGGGGACTTTTCTTCGATGATACCGTATGGCATCAGCCCGGGAAACTTCTTCCCGTGAGCGGAGTACGAGAGAGCTTACAGGCCGACATCGCCGGATGGGGGGAGTACACTATTCAGGAGCCCGTGGCGCCGTGGAGTGATGCTGAGATTCAGGCTGCTCTTGAGGTGGCAATCACACAAGTCAACCTGCGCAGACATTACAATATTTTTCTGCTTCTCGTGGACGCCATCCTGTACCCGACCCGGTGGTTCTGGGACAGGATAGGATGGGTTCCCTTCGGGAGCTGGTATCTCGGGGGGGTGTGTTCGAGCTTTGCGGGGCTTGTGGTGAGGGCAACGGGGCGGGACCCCTGGCCGGGGATAAAGACTCAAGAGCTTGTCCCGCTGGACTTTGAATTGAATCGTGAATGGAGGATTGTATGAATACAGGGACAAAGTTCTGGCTTGCCGTAGGTACAATAGCATCTATGGTCATTCTGTGTGCCATCTACATCCTGAAGATTGACAAACCCGATGCGACGGTTCTCGGAGCCTTTCTTGGTGTAGTAACGCTTGTAGCGGGTGGATACTTCACTACGAATGTAATTGCAAGCGGGCAGGCGGCAGGCAAATGAAAGGATGGCACTATGCGACGATTGGTTTTCTGCTTGGCTGTATCGTTTGTGGCGGCGCTATTTATCTGGTGTCCCGTGGCGCAGGGGCAAAGCTCAACGCCGATCTTGCCGCAGTCCGAACCTCTTTGGCAAAGTCTACTGCCGATAACACAGAGCTTGCCTCAGAACTTCGACAGCTTCATGGCGAGCTTGACATCGCAAACGGAATCGTTGCAAGAGACAGCCAAGAGCTTACGCGCAGACAACGAATCATTGACAGCCAGCAACGCGATATCGGAAGCCTTGAACGCGGACTTGCAGGCATCGCTGAAGAAATCGCAGGATCGGGTGACGACATCAGAAAGCAAATCGGCGCAATTGCAGACGGATTTGGACGCCTCTACGCAATCTACCATCCTGGCGCAAGCGCACGCTAAGGCTCTTGAAATACAGGTAAGCGTCCTCAAAGTGGGCTGTATCACGCTGGGAGTCGGGGTCGGAGTGGCTATCGTTTATGAAGTCGGGAAGCTACTCAAGGTTTGGAAGTGAAAGACTTGTTCCTTGATATTGGAAGCCCTCATTGGCATTGGCCGTCTCTACCTCCTTCGCGGCCGCCAGTGGGATTCGATACGGGGCTGCCGTCATCTTCAGCGGTGGCCCCCTTTTTGAAAAGAAGGGAAGGCCCCTGCTCGAAGCCTTCCCCTAAGTCGTCTGCCTACACGCTACCTCTGTAGCCCTACCTCCGACCCCCGCCCTCGGCTTTACGGCGACTAAGGGTATATTGCACATAGATAGTATAAGTTGTCAAGTAGGTTTTTGGATGCTATGTAGGACTCCGCGCACAATTTCCGCCGCTTGCTTTATAGCTGCTCGGTTGCCATTTCCTGAACATTCTTCTCTAGCGAAGTCGGAAAGCATCACAAGCAGCGACTCCAATTTTTGCACTCTCACTAGTGTACTAGACATACTCACTCTCTTTCCGGTTCTTCGCCTATGAACCTCTGAGCGCCCGCGCGCCCTGAGCGGTCTTTTCTTTTCTTTGTCTTGTAGATATCGAACCCGGCTAGAGAGAGAAGTGCACGCAAGGGAATTGACGCATAGAAAAAGAACCATGTCAATAGCACATAAATTCCAATTCTGTGCATAACTATACTGCATAAGTATAAATAAAATGGATAAATATTCTTGTTGCAAAATGACTAAACGGGTATATGATCTGAGTCATGACGTGGCTTACTGGTTTCCTGGCATTGATTTCCTTGAACTACAATATCACTCTTGGAACCTATTCCGGCGGATTCGTCCAGTATCAGCCACTTGCCTATGTCGCTATCGGGAATCCTCTATTCGTCAACTTCGGAGGCGATGTTCAGATTGGTCCGGTGTTCATGGGTGGCGCGATACGGACTGATTTCAACATGGTGAGCATCACCAACTATTCTCCATTTCAGAATACCTACACTTTCAACGCAGGCTTGCGATTCGGCCCCGTCGAAGTAGGCTATACGCACACTTGTTACCATCCTTCTGACCCTTATTACATGCAATACATCCTTAGCAATATCGCAATACCTATTCCTGCGAGTGAGGGCGCTGTAGACGTTTTCTATGTGATGGTGAAGGGAAGAATAGGGAAATGACAGACCGTGACGTTCTCCGCGATCAGATAGAGCGTGCCTGTGTGATCTCGGGCAAGCGGTTTGAGGAGCGGGACGCCAGCATCAATGTCATCGGGGGTCCGCGCTTCATCTTCACCGCTGAGGGGGAAATCAAAAGTATCATCAAAGATGGCAAGGCATACGGGCCAGATGGGGAGCGCCGGTACGTGGCACCGAAAGGAAGGACATCGTGACCCCCGAACGGCGTGCTATCCGGGATAGGGCTGATGCTGCGCGGAAAAGGTACTTTGCCACTTTCCGCATTGCTACAGGAACGTGTGAAGGAATAGGGGAAATCATAGACCGTGAGACTGGCAAATGTGTTTGGTGTTGCGCCACAGATCATCATAGACATCCTTATATGAGGCGGTCGGATAGACATCCTCATCGAAGTGGGGCGGCACGTGCGAAGAAATGCGCCGACAAGCAACTGCGCAAGATGATAGCGCAAGGAACACTCTATGATCCCCGCTGATCGCGCACGCATTCTGCCGGGCACGCCGTATTCCAGAAGTTACATGCGAAAGGTATGGCGGGAAAGGTTGATTGATATTGATAGAAGCGTGAACTACGTGAGCATTCGCGGACATTGGAATGCAAAGGAAGCCCTGCTCCGTGAGCGCCGTGTCATGGTCGCCAAGCGCCGCGTGTTCAGGTTCGAGTAGGGAGGCCGCATGAAGAATAGCAAGTCTTTTGACATAAAAGCAAGAGAACGGCAAAGAAGATTTACCGAGAGACACCGCGAAGAAGAGAAAGCGAGACTTCATGCTTACTATGAGGCTCATAAAGAAGAGTTCAAAGACCGAGCGAAGAAGTGGGCGAAATCCAACCCTGAAAAGCGTAAAGAGATTAGGCATAACTATCATCAAAAATATCTCGATAGAGAACTGGCTTCGAGCGCTTTGTGGTCCGAGCAATATCCAGAAAGAAAAAGTGCACACTTCCGAGCTCAGTACACTATTCCTTTGAAGGATAAGTGTGAATTGTGCGGAGCCAGGGCCACCGATCGCCATCATCCTGACTATTCAAAACCTCTTGATGTAATTCATCTCTGCAAGAGTTGCCATGGCAAACAACATTCGAGGAGGAGCGCATGAAATCAAAGAAAATATTAGGATACCATTTCACTAACGGAATGGTTCTCCGCGATGGCCAGCCGTTAAAGGTAGGCAAACTCTACAAGCATCCCGGCAAGCTGGGAATGTGCGTCAGCGGTTACCACGCAAGTATAGATATCGGGGATGCACTTTCATATGCGCCGGGCTTCACTGTATCTCGCGTAGAATGTAGTGGCGAGATAGAACAGCAAGACGACAAGTTGGTATGTTCTCAACGGAAAGCACTTTGGACGCTGGATGCCAAGGCGATCATACTGAAATGGTCTATTCGCATAGCCACGGATGCGGTCAAGACAGCCAAGAAAGTTTGCAACGATAAGGCATGGAATGCATGGGCAGATTTGTGGATAAGCGGAAAAGATAGAACTTACTCCGCCGCCTACGCCGCCAACGCCGCCGCCGACGCCGCCTACGCCGCC